GATACATTTCATCATCATTCCTTGGCGGTTCGATAATATCAAAGATACGACCCTTCATTTTAATTCGCATTAATTCTGTAATACCTGTTGTATAAGGAATTACAAACCGGTAAATTCGTGTAGACTGTGAAGCTGAAGCTTCAATGTACTCAGATCCTTTCACCGTTTTTATCATTGACCAGGCTTTTTTTAATTCCTGCCAAGATGTTTCGATTACTTGGTTCAACTCATCTTTTATTACTACAGGTTGTTCAATGCTTATTCGATTCCTAAAATCACCTGTATTCAGTGGTTTTTTGTACTGAAAAGGACGCATATTACTTACCGTCCAGCTTAATTTCTTCTAAAGCTTTTGCAATGCCAAAACTATTAATTTCGGTTAAAAAATTCTTAGTAAAATACTCAAGTGCATCATTGTAAACATAACGAGAACGCTCAAAAACTAATTCTTTGAACATCTCATCTTTGGTTATGTCATACGATCCACACACTTTTTTTAGAGCTTCATTGGATGCAAAAAGAATACGTCTTAGGTTATCGTCTTCATCATCACCCAAGCGCATCCTATCTTTGAATTGCTGTAATATTTCATTTGAAATTACTGTATCCATTCACATCACCCTTGTGTTGGTGGCGTTACTTCTTCAAGTTTTAATGTGTAAACTTGTGAAGTATATTTATCCTTTGGTTTACCTGTCGCATATTGTTTCGCAATATAAACTGTCGCATCTTCTAAAGCTAGTGTTTCTTCATATTTTTTGATTGGCTCTGTTCCACCCATTGCTGCAACATATTGACCCTTAACGAAGAATAATACTTTCCCTTGAGGTACAAACACCGATTCTGTAAGGATCGGATTAAATGGCAAGCTAGTTACATATACTCCAGCTGCATTTTGAATTGTTGCGTTCGCTTGAATATCAAAAGTATCAAACGGATTAGTTACCATAACTACTTTACCAGCAATATTTTTTGGTCGATCTGCATCTGAACCATCAGTATTTAATTTTTTAGCTAGTAGTTTAACAACACCTTTTAATTCATTGATTGTTTTACGACCTAGTTCAAACGTTAAAGTGCCTACTGGCTTTTTATCTGGATATACTCCATTTACAACACTTCCGCTTGGATCTTTTAATAACCCAATCGGTTCATTTTTACCTGTACCAGCTACAAATCCACGTTCTAAACCTACTTTCATTGCTTCTGTAATCATTGTACGAACATAGCGTTCGACCCATACAGGCCCAAGTTTCAACATGTCTTTTGCTAATGGAATAAATGCCGTTAATTTAAGTTGTGAAATGCTATCTTTACGGAATGTAGCATTTAATTGACCTTTAATCCCATCAAATAATGGGCCCCATACTGCTGCGCCTTCTGGATCTCCGTAAATGAATTCTGTTACAGCCCCTAAATTCTCTAAACCAATATGTTGTAAGAAAGGATGATCTTCAACTAAATCATCAAAAATACGTTCTTGCGTTGTTTTAGGTAAAGTTTCAGTAGACTTAAAGCCACCTTCTTCCACAACTGCATGAAAGAACTTCATTTCCTCGCTTGTTAATACATTAGCGCCGCGAGATTGCATAATAGAACGATCTACCATTGATTCATTTACTTGATTCAAAATATCCGAACGAACATCTATAGCAAGTGCTTCAATCATAGAGTTTAATGCTGCCGATTGTTCTTCTGTTGTACCTTCCTGTGTTGCTTTCGCAAAAGCTAATTGCTTCTCTTCAAAGTTATTGAATTTAATCACCATATTTTATTTTCCTCCTAAAGTTAAAAAGAGCTTACTCAGATTCTGTTTTGTATTAACAGGTTCTGGAATAAGCTCTTTGGGATTTGTATTCGTTTGTAAATCATTCAGGATTTCGCTTTTTAACCCTGATAATGCTGTATTTAAATCTTCTTTTGTAATTCCTTGACCTTTGCTCATTGTTCCATTTCTAAAACCATCGATTACTTTCTGCGGGATCATAGTAGAAGTGGTACTTGAAGCTGTCATTTTAACTGGATTCTCCATGAACATGATTTCATCTACAAAATTATTTTCTAATGCTTGTTGTGGACCCATCCAAGTTTCTTCAGCCATCATATTAAGTAATTCTTCTTCTGATTTACCACTTTTAATGACATAGGCGTTTACAAGTGTATGATCTGTTGTTTTTAACATCTCAGCCGCTTTTTCCATATCACGATGGTCTCCACCCCTCAACATTGAAGCGTTATGAATCATGATTTGTGCTGTAGGTGAAATGCGAACCTTATCGCCAGCCATAGCAATAATAGAAGCTGCACTTGCTGCTAAGCCAACAATTTGAACTTCTACATGCCCATGATAATTTTTTAATGCTGTGTAAATCTCTGACCCTTCATCTACATAGCCACCTGGACTATTAATTGAAACAATTAAGTCCTCACCATTTGCATGATCCAGTTCTTTTGTAATCTTCCCTGGGCTTGTTGCATCCATTTCAAACCAATCATAAATCCAAGCTTCATCATTTGGAATAATCGGTCCTTTCACGTCAATTTTCACCGTCATTTTCTTTCTCACCTCCTTCAGATTCATCTAATTTTGTATAGTTTTTCGTAATATGATGGATATTTAGATTTGGATCATTAGATTCTTCATAATCTACTTCTGATCGAATCTCATTCCCTGTAAATGCGCTTGAAGAAATAAGTTTATCAATGCTTGTTGCAAGATCAAAAATACTCTGATAAGAAACAGCTTTAACTTCAATTTTTTTCCCTTCAAGGTACTCTGTCATTTCGAATAATTTCACATTTGCTTCATCTGAAATCTTTTTTAATAGAGGCTTAACTGTGAAAAGTATGTAATTTTTAGTTTGTTTTTCTACATCAGCCATTTCTCCATATAACAAAGCTGTAGGGATTCCAATAGACATTGCGACTTGATTTAAAAATCCATTCGTTACTTTATTGATTTCTTCCACACTTTGTCCAGAACTTCCACCACCGGATGATGTCTCACTGAATTTAAAACCAGGTTGTTGAGGTACAATTGCAATATCTTTTTCTCCAAATGCTTTATACATTTTCTCAACAAACTTTTGTAATTTCCCTCGACCTTCTTCAGTCTTTGCCATCTGAGCCTCTATATCTACTACACCACGAATTTGATTTTTACGTTTTTGAGAACTTAATATTCTTCCGAATAGATCACCGTAGTCCGTAAACAACCCATCAATTAACGGCGACAGCTTATCATTACGATACTTCAAATGAATTACTTCACTTTGTTTAAATGACCGCTTAAACTCATAATCTTTTACTACTACATTTGTAAAAGTATCTTCAAACACAGCAAATTCATTATGTTGAAAATAATCCGCAATAAGTAAGTCTCCATCATCAGATTGGATTACTAGGGACTCATTATCATAGATAAGTTTACGAATTATCTTTTCCCAGAAAGTGCTTGCTGTCATATTCTTGTTCGGTCTAACATTCAAGCGATAATACAATTCATCTTTTAAAAATTCATCTCCATTTTTAACTCTGAACTCTGATTGACTAATTGTCCTACCTAAAAAAGATACACATGTTTCAACAGCCAATCGCTTCATATAAACCCTATTCGATGTTTCTGAAACTATATCCTCATCGTACATATAATCTAATTCTTTATTCCTATTAAACACATTATCCAGCCATCCAATTGTAATCCCCCCCTAAAAATTAATTTCATCTAGCATAAACTCAACTTCTTCTTCAAGAATGTTGTCCGCTTGCCATAAAGCATGAATAAAGGCTTGGAATCCATCTGTTTTCCTTTTAAATTCATCTTTTTTCAGATACTCTTTGTTGCCGTCTTTTTTTATGTGGACATAGACGTTGTTGGTGTACCAACGCATTAATGGATTATCACCAAAAATAATGCGATTGTTTGCAAATAATGTTTCGACCCTTGGTGCTAATAAAGAATGAATCGCTTTTGGATTACGAATATATAACAATATGAAACTTTCAGCTTCAAGTGCTGTTTTAACAAGATCAAGACGGAATGTATCAGCTACAATCGTATTAAACCCGTATAACTCACGCATTTTTACAAACCACTCTACAATGTGAGAGATATGAATAACTGGCTCGTCCACAATCGTTAATAGGTCATTTTCAGCCCATTCATAAATAGGCGCTTTTAATTTCATTTTGTCCAAGAATCCTTTACGTACAAATGAATGACCTTTCCATATATAATCTTCATCATGTTTAAATAATAAACCGACCGCCGCGAAGTCTTTGATGCTGGCGAAATCGAGACCGCCAACAGCTACTTTGTGTTTTAAATCTGGAACTTCTCTGAGTGTTTCTCCATCTTCTTCATAGCCTGTACGCATGATTTCTTCCCATGGAGCTACAGCCTTCGTTAAATCAACTTCCGGTATATTCATCCTCTTAGTCATGAAATTTTCTCTGTTAGACGGATCGTTTTCTAGATTTTTATACTGACGCATAACTTTCTTAAACAATCCTCTTGCATATTGGCTCATAGGCTTGTTAAACATCGGGTTTGCTTTTTCCCACATATCCGGATTGTCTACTTCTTCAGCGTTATCAAGCTTACAAATAAAAGGAAACAACCTATCTTCTTTTTCTTTCCCTTTCAGGATATTCATAGCTCGCTCTTTCATTTTGTCAAGATAACCTTCACGAACAAATCCGTCTGTAGTAATAAAAAATTCCCTAGAGTTAGGAACTTTACCTAAACCACTAGAGAATACTTCTACAACATCGCTATTTTCATACCTATGTATCTCATCATAAATAACACATCCATCTCTTAATGCGTCTTTACTTCCTGCATTCGATGTATGAAATTCAAAAGTCGAACGAGTAGCTTTATTAGTTATCAATTGTTTTGTCGATACAAACAGGTCGTCTAATATTTCATGTTTTTTATTCTTTTCATAAACATCTATAAAAGAAGTTTTAGCTTGCCTTTCTGTATTAGCAACTACTGATATATTATAATGCTCAATACCATGCAATTCGCTAATAAAGAAGTGTGTCAATGCACTAATCAATCCGTTTTTACCAGCACCCCTTGCCATCATCCAAAAATGCTGATCAAAATAAACATCCTCATATTCATCAAATAAAAATACAAATGCTATTAAAAATTTTTGGAAATAGTTTAATTTAAAATGCCACTTTTCTATGAAAGTTACACATTTATGAATTAATTCCATATCGAAATGTAAATCATTACGGGTTAATATATCTTACGTTAAATAATTAATAAGCATGATACGTTCTTTATTTAAAATTACTGCTCCTGTTTCATACAGTTCTATATATTCACTTACATACGTATGATTAATCATATTAAATCACTTGCCGAATACTTCTTACTTTCTTTTTTATTACTTTCTTCTGGCAACAAATCTGTTAGTTGTTTAATGACCCTTTGATAGGATTGATCACGGGTATTATATAGCCGGGCAACAGGTCGTTCTCTTTCATACGACTCTGTTTTATCAGATTGTGAGAACATTTCATAGTCACCATTCTCCGATATATCCGTCCATATCTCATTTAATAAAACTCGTAATCTTGCTGCCTGAATAATTAACCCTTCCACCACTTTCAACTTACTAGGTGGGATGTCCTTAAATAGTCTTTTTAAACGATTTTTTTCTTTGTTAACTAGCACCTCACGCTCATCAATGTCCGCCATACTATCACCTCGATTCAATCATATTTTCATACTGGGTAGGGGTCCTATGCGATATGGCTCAAAAATCTGGAAAAACGCCCCCCTCCTCCGGTGCCCCATTTATGGAAAATACATAAAATCTTTTAGGGGGGCTAGTTGCAAATATATATTCACCACTTTTCATCGTTTTCCCATTTATTTTGTTTCTTTTTAAATATTCTACCGTGTTCTTTATTGTGGCAATCCACACAGACTGTTTCAAGGTTATCTATCTCAAGTGTAAGATCAAGATGATGTTCGAGTTCTTTTCTATGATGGACAACAAGTTGAATCTTCTTACGCTTTGCACTCTCGCTGTATTCATTGATATCAGTTTGTACTCGGCCGTTACGTTTACATTCTTGACACTCACTATTGTCACGTTTCTTTACTTGCTCACGTATCCTCTTCCACTCACCACTGTCGTAAAACTTTCGCTTCTGTTGTTTGGTTTTGTATTCTTTCAT